GGCCAGCGTGTGGGCCAGCGTGGGGGGCAGCGTGAGGGCCAGCGTGAGGGCCTATATAAGCTCCTTCTTCGCCATCGACTACAAGTCCGACTTCTCTCCTTGCGTCAAGCTCTGGGAGCGCGGCCTTGCTCTGTCCTTCGACGGCAAGACGTGGCGCCTGCACACAGGTAAGAAGGCGAAGATCGTCTATGAGTGGACGCCAGATAAGGCGGGGGAAGCGTGATGGACGAGCTGAAAGAGATTCGCGAGGCGCTGGAAGTATTGCTCTCGTGGATGCCCAGGGGGATAGGCGAGAGAGGTGATGCGTCAAAGGCATGGGATAAGGGACAACACGCTCTTGCCGCCCTCTCCCGCCTCGAAGCCCGCGAGGCCGCTCCGAAGACCGTGCCGATGGCGATGATTCAAGACATACAAGAGGACGCCGCTCTCGCGGAGCACGGAGATCGGAAGACAAAAGCCGTAGAGATTCTTGCCCTCTACGGCTACACGGTGGAGGGCTGACATGCGCTGGCTTCGGGCTATTTTGTGGACACTTGTAGGCCCGCATGAAGGCCAGGGCCGGGAATATTGGAACCATCGACGTAGTGGCCCCTCGGAGGCCGATCACCTAAAAGACGCAGAAAGGAGAGTGGACGACGAGGACTCAGAAGGTCAGCAAATGATTGACCGCGAAATCGCAAACTACTAGGAGGGCTTATGGGAGAAAATGAAGTAGCCATTTCCAGCGAAAGAAGCGTTGGAGATGTGCGAAACCAGGTCAACAAAATCCAAGACCTGATGAAAGACCTCATGCACGAGGGCGAACACTACGGAATAATTCCGGGTACGGGTACAAAGCCATCGCTCCTGAAGGCAGGAGCGGAAAAACTTTGCTTTGCCTTTAGGCTCGCGCCCGAGTTCGAAATCAAGCAGGTAGACCTGCCGCGAGACCATCGGGAAATCCAGATCATCACAACCCTTCGCAACATGGCAACAGGAGCCATCGTAGGCCAAGGGCTCGGATCATGTTCCACGATGGAAAAGAAGTACCGCTGGCGAAGCATCGCCCGGTCCTGCCCCAAGTGCGGCCAGGAGGCCATCATCAAGGGCAAAGAAGAATACGGCGGCGGGTTTCTCTGCTTCAAGAAAAAAGGCGGATGCGGAGCTAAATTCGCCGACGACGACCAGGCTATCATCGGCCAGCCCGAGGGCAGGATCGAGAATGAGGATATCGCCGACTGCTACAACACAGTCCTGAAGATGGCTAAGAAAAGGTCCATCGTGGACGCCACAATCACCGCCTGTGCGGCCTCGGACATCTTCACGCAGGACGTGGAAGATATGGTTCCCGAAGATCGCACCGTCAAGGCCGAAGTCGTCGACGACGAGCCCACGGCAGAATCCAATGCTCCGCGAGCTAACAAAGTGGCGCCGACCACCGCCTCCGATCCTCTCGAGGGCATCAAGGCCGAGATCAAGGCCGAGATTACCCGATTCGTCGATTTGGCCGGCACTGCCGATCCCGAGGGGAAGGCCTACTTCACGGACGAGGAGAAGGCCGACTTCAAGGCCAAGGTCGCGGCGATCAACGAGGGCGCCAAGGCCGAGAAGGACCTCGCAAAAGGCCTGGGCATCAAGCTCAAGGACATGAAAACCCTCAACGGCGCGATCGCCGAGGAGCTCGAGAAGCGGAAGGGCAACACGCCGCTCGCTCAGGCTATGGTCAATGCCCTCAAGGGTAAGAACGGGGGAGAACCCCAAGGAGAGTTGTACTGATGGACGACACGAAAGAGCTCGAAAAGAAGGCTACCGCGCAGGCCACGACCCTTAAGGCCCAGGTGGAGGCCCTGCAAGTCGTAGACCAGGCCAGCTACGACCTCGCCGACCAGATCAACGCGGAGGCCGTCAAGGGGAAGAAGGCCTTCCACGTTTGGTTCGACCCGATCGACGAGGCCTCCAAAGCCCAGCGCAAGACGACAATCGCGCAGGGCAAGGCCATCGACGATCCCTTCGACTACATCATCGATACCACGGCCAGCCGCAAGGGGAAGTGGATGCGCGAGCAGCAGGCCCTCGCCGCGAAGAAGCAGGCCGAGGCCGACGCCGCCGCCAAGAAGCAGGCCGAGGACAAGCAGCTCGAAGAGGCCGAGATGCTTTCCTCCCTCGGGATGAATGAGGCAGCCGAGGAAGCGATTACGGCCGAACCCGTGATTCAGCGCACCGTCGTTCAGGCGCTGGCCAAGGGCGAGGGAACCGTGCTCCGGGACTACTACAGCGCCGCCCTCGACGAGCCAAACGGCCTCATGGTCCTCGTGAAGGCCATCGCCGCGGGGCAGGCCCCCATCGAGGCGGTCACAGCGAACATGACCTATCTCAACGGCAAGGCCAGGGTGGAGAAGGGGAGCATGAAGGTTCCCGGCGTCCACGTCGTCATCGATTCCAAAGAGGGAAGGAGAGGCTAAATGAAGCCAAAGAAATTCGAGCTCGACAAGGGCAAGTTCCCCGTCGTCGTGACCTGGACGGGCCACAACGACACGACCGAAGAGGACGATGAGCACCTGATTAGGACCTACGAACGGCCCAGGCCGGCGCTCAGGGACGCCATACAGACCTGCGCCCTCTATGTCCGCCAGCACTACAACCTCATGGAGCTCAAGCTCAAGCTCGTTACGATCGAGTTCAAGGAGACCAAGACCGGGCTGGCTGCTAAGTTCTGGCTAGAGACGGTCGATACCCTGAAGTCCGTCAAGGTCGGGCCGCTCACCTTCAAGCGCGAGCCCGAGACAATGCCCTCGAGCACGGAGCGCGTACCCGAATCGACGCAGAACGCCCTCCTCGATCAGCTCGACCTCGTGGAGAACAAGATCACGGAGTACATCAACGGCGACCGCGAGCAGGCCGTGCTCCCCGTCAAGGAAGAGGCTCCCGCCAAGCAGCGCGGCCTCCCCTTCAAGGTCCTGAAGCGCATCAGGCGCGGAAAGCCGCAGGTGGACTGAAATGGGAAGCGAAATGAAGATCGAAATTCCGACCGAGCTTATCAGCGATTCTATTCGGGCGGAAATGGTTAGGCAGATCGGCGAAGGCCCGACGCGGGACAAATTCGTGGACGCGGTTATTCGTAACGCCATGGAAGGGAGAAAGGATAACTACCGCGATACTCCTACCTTTTTCCAAGCCGCAGTCAACGAGATGATCCGAGAGGAAGCCTTAAAGGTTTTCAAGGCTTGGCTCGAACAGAATCGGGCTGCGATTTCCGATGCCCTTTTTGCCTACCTCAACGGCAACAAACAGAAAAGGCTCCGAGAATTCGCGGAAAAGTTGGCGGGAAATATCTCCCAATACGGGATATCCGTATGCCTCGATTTCAAGGATAAGAGGGACTAATGGTCTACGACGACGAGAGACACGAATACTCCGACAACGGGAAGGTCATTCCCTCAGTTACTCAGATTTTGTATCCCTCGCCGTCGGGACCATGGTTCAACAAAGAGGCATCGGATCGCGGGCATACGGCCCATGAGTTATGCGCGGCCTACGCCCGCGATCCTTCTGCCGGGTTTCCCGTCGAGCCCTACGTCGATGCCTTCGCCCTCTGGTGCTTTAAGCGCAATCCTAAATGGCTTGCCATCGAGGAGATGATCGACGCCAAGGTTGACGGATTCCGCTTCGCTGGCCGCTATGACGGCCTCGCGCTCATCGACGGCATACGCACCTTGATCGACTGGAAAACCGGCGTAAAGGCCAAGACGTTCCGGGCCCAACTTGGGGGCTACGCGATCGCTGCGCTGCCCCGGAGGACTTTGATTCTGTATCTGCATGACGACATGACCTACACGGAAAACTGGCTCCCGAGCTCAGACTTCGTGCTTGGAATCCAGGATTTTCGGAAGGCGATAGGGGAGTATTATGCCAAAGCGAACTAAAGACGAGCAGATTTACATGAATACTCATTCATCATGCGAGGCCTGCGGGATCATCGAGTCGAAGGAATACCATCATGTGATCACGCGGGCGACCGGAGGCCCTTCGGAGGACTGGAATGCCCTCGCCCTTTGCACAATCTGTCACAATATCTGGCATATGAACGGGCGCAAGACGTTCTGCCAGCGTTTCCCGAAACTCGAGCCCAAGGTTCGCGAGGCTTGCAAGCGCCTGGGGAGGAAGTTCTAATGGGCAACCCGCAGGAACCGAAAGGAATCCAGTTCCTTAACGGCAACGATCCCGTGGATCTCGGGGCCATCTTCTGCCGCGGGATGATGGAATTCTTTATCAACCACACGGGCGAGACTGCGAAAGCGCAATACGCCAACTTCATGGTCGCAGCCGAGGACATGCTTCTTTCCGAGGCAGGCAAGGAAGCCGTGCGCAAGGGATGGGATAAGCTCGGAGGAATCACATGATCCAGCTTACCGCTAAGGTTCGCTTCGAGCGCGGCAGCCCAAGCAGAATCGTCATCGATGTTCCGGCGTCTCTTGAGGATGCCATGGACGTATTCGTAGCGAAGCTCCGCGGCGGGCCGGCCATCCTTCAGCTCAAGAAGTGGTACCAGGGCAGGACGACGGGATGGGGGAGCCAATCCCATCATCTCTGGGGTCACGCCGAGCAGATCGGGAACCACCTTGGATACGCGAAGTCGGAGATGATGCAGATTATCGCCGACATGACGCCAAGCTGGCCCCGGCGCGAGTACGAAGGGAAATCTGTTTCGGTGTCCGAATCGGGAATCGACAGCTTCACGGCATCCGAGGCGATTGACGTAGCTCATCGCATCGCGGCCGAAGAAAACATTACGCTTATCGAGGAGGCATTCTGATGAAAACCTACACGACCGAAGAGCTGAAAGTCATTCTCGAGAAACACGCCAAGTGGCTCCGCGACGAAAAAGGCGGAGAACGCGCCAACCTCCAGGGCGCCTACCTCCGGAGCGCCAACCTCCAGGGCGCCTACCTCCGGAGCGCCAACCTCCAGGGCGCCGACCTCCGGGGCGCCGACCTCCGGGGCGCCGACCTCGACTACTCGTGCCTCCCCCTCTGGTGCGGCGGCTCCAGATTCAAGGCCGACGCGAAGCTAATTCGCCAGCTCTTCGCCCACATCTTGACGATATCCGTCGAAGATGCTGACGACGAACTCAAAGCCGCTTTAGAGGCTATCAAGCCTTCCGCCATACGTTCACACCGAGCTAGTGATCTCGGACTAGGAGAGAAAGAGTGAAAGCGAAAGACATTAAGGCGCTCCGGCGCCAGTTAGGGCTCACGCAGAAGGGTATGGCCGAGGCTCTCGGCTGCAAGGTGAGCTCCATCGAGCACTACGAGCAGGGCGTCCGCAACCCTTCCGAGGTATTCGCCGAACGCCTCGACGCGCTTCAGGAGAAGGCGAAGAAAATGGCCAAGGGTACCAAGGTTGACAAAAAGAAGGGCACTGAGTAACATGGACTCAGTGAAGAGTGCGGGAGAGGTAGTAGCCTCCCGGACTCTTTCCGCCGCCTATGCCCCGTTCGCCGCTACTACCGGCAACGGGGCATTCTTTTTAGGACGCATAATGAATCGAGACTTTAAAGGCGTGTGGATTCCTAGAGAAATCTGGCTTCGCCATGACTTATCCGCGATAGAAAAATGCCTCTTCGCTGAGATCGATTCCTTTTGCAGTAACAGCCTCGAGTGCAAGGGCGGAAACGCCTATTTCTCGGAATTCCTGGGATGCTCAGAGGCAACAATATCACGAGCCGTTCGCAACCTTATACAAAAAAGGCTTATTAGTGCGGTTTATAAGAGAGGAAGAGAAGGCGAGGCCAGATACTTGAAATCCTATCCAAAAAGCCAAGGAGCCGCTAGTCAAATTGACGAGCCCGCGCTAGTCAATTTGCATTCCAGGGCTAGTCAAATTGACGAGCATATTAGTACAGAAGAATTATTAAATAAGGATTTTTCATTTTCAGGACCAGAACCAACATGCCAAGACCTACTCAAAGTATTCGGCGTAGGCCTGGGAGGGGAAGAATGAACGAATCAATTAGCTTTCGGCTCATCAACCCATATCGCGAGTCACGATGCAAACATGCGCATGTTGTTATCGACGAGGAATTATGGAAACTCGAATGCGCAGATTGCGGAGCATCACTCGACCCGATCGCTTATCTGGTAAAGATCGCCAAGGAAGAGGCCGTCGCAGAATATCGATTGAATGAGCTAAACAAAATGGTAGCCGAGGCTCAGGTAAAGCTTCGAACGAAATGCATCCATTGCGGTCAGTTCACGACGATCCAAACAAAGGCGCATTTATGAATCCCGATATCGCTCATGGTAAGGTCTGCCCCTACGACGGATCGGCTACGAAGTGCCTAGACAGCAAGAAGCAGTATCACGGACGATCCTACGGGCCTATCTGGGTATGCCCTCGATGCGGGGCCTATGTTGGATGCCACAAGGGAACGACGAAGGCTCTCGGGCGCCTCGCTGATAAACGCCTTCGTGCCGCCAAGATAAGCGCCCACGCCTCATTCGACATGATCTGGAAGTCGAAGAAGATGAAACGCAGCGCGGCCTATGCCTGGATCGCGGAGAAGCTAGAAATACCGTCCGCAGAAGCGCATATCGGGATGATGGACTTAGATCAGTGCGAGCTCACGAAAGAATACTCAACGGCGTATCTGTTAGGGAAACTGAAGTAATTCCGGTCCTAGATCGGAAAGCCAATAGAGCAAGGAGACAAGAAGATGAAGAAACTATTTCTGGCAATTCTCGTGGCGATAACCTTAGCCTTTATGGGGTGCGACGACGCGTCCGTGGCTCGGCAAAACCTTGAACGAGCCGAGCAGAACTTCCAAGTCTATCGCCGATGCGTTTTCTACAACGTGATCACCGGCCAATACATCATGAGCATCGAGGGCATGCTCGCAATCATCGTCGACTCAGACGGCGATCTAGTCGTAACGGTCAAAACGCAAGACGGCTTATATCTTAAGCACTACTTCGGGCACGCGGACAACGTGACGTATTTTTCCGAAGCACTCGCGCCGAACACTGTTTCGGACAAAAGCTACAAGATAATTTTTAAGCCGTCAGTGATCGTTCCAAGTATCGAGATTCGATAACAACCGGGCCCCTTCGGGGGCCCCACAAAGGGAAGGGCGACATGGGAAGACAAGCGCAGAAGGAGATTCTCGAACTAGCGAAGGATGGCCTAGAACAGCATCACGCCAATATGGACGATGCGGAATGCCCTGGATGTAGAGCTTTGGCTGGTGTCAATCGAATACTTGCCGAGCTCTCGGAGCCCCAGGCCGAGGCGAGCGGGGAGCTGGCGGACGATTCTGTTTCCAGGGCTATAGACTGGGCGCGGTCCCGAGATGATGGAGACGACAGCCCGGCAAAAGTATTGGCCGATGCCATCACCTCCCTCCGCGCACAACTCGCAGCTAAAGAAGCCATACTAAGGATATCGGAACGGTGCGTTGAAGAACGCGACGAGGCCCGCACTGAACTTGCCGCCCGCCCCGCGCCGACCGCAGAGAAGGGGCAAGTCAACGAAGAGGGCGAACATTGCCCCAACTGCCCCGATCAGGGCTGGTACGTCGGTGGCTCGCCGGATGATCCCGAACAGATTCAGTGCGAGTTCTGCTACACGGTCGAAAACAGCGTATTCAATCGCCGCGACTACAAACGACGCGCCGAGAAAGCCGAGGCCGCAGAGAAGGGGCTCAGGGAGGCGCTAGACGAAGCACTCAGCCTTATCGGCGAGATTATGTCTTATGACGGCTTTAGAGCTGCCTTCCCGCCTGGAATAATTACCCGAACGGAAGAGTTTATCGCTCCATTCGACGCCGAAGGAATTAACGCCGCCATCCTCGCCCACGAAGCGCCGAAGGAGGGGTCATGAAAATACTAAATCTTTACGCTGGTTTGGGCGGCAACCGTTCAGGGTTCCCCGCCGATGCTGACATAACGGCGGTCGAGCTAGATCCCGAGATATCCAAAGTATACGCACAGGAATACCCGCACGATATGGTTATTGTTGGCGACGCTTTGGCGTATCTCGAAACGCATTTCTCCGAGTACGACTTTATTTGGTCATCCCCTCCTTGTCCTTCGCATGGACAGTACCGGCACAACGTCGGCGTATTGGGCAAGGGATATAAACCAATTATGCCCGATATGACGCTATATGCGCAGATTATTTTCTTATCCACCTACCACAAAGGCAGGTGGTTGGTCGAAAATACCAAGCCCTATTATGAGCCGTTGTTGCCACCGAGCGCCGTACTGCAACGTCATTTGGTATGGTGCAATTTCCCACTATCCAATCTCGACCTACCCGCGAGCGACATAAGGACTAAAAATAGTCTGGAAAGTTTTGGCGATGTTGCTCGGTTGGTGGAAGGCTCCGGCATATCCAACAAACGCCAAGCGCTGAGAAATATGGTTGACTCACGAATAGGCGCTTATGTGTACGAAACCATCTCTAGCCTAGCGCCGAAGGAGGGGGCATGCTGATATACCGGCCGCAATGGAACGAGAACGACAGGCCTACGGTTAAATGTCCTCACATAGAGGGGCGCAGGATAGGCAGTACCGAATGCAGATCATGTGAGCATTTAGCTCAGTGGATTGATCGACCATACAAAATCCTAGTCGAATGCAAGCACCCAGATGCGGTCGAGCACAATAACATTACGAAGGCACATCATGCAGTTGAAGAGCTATTGAAACGCGAAGCGCCGAAGGAGGGGGTATGAAAGACGACGAGGTTACTTTCGACATTTATAAATATAACGATTCGGTATATCCCGATTGCGTAATCCTCCGTATTCGTCAAAACGGCCACTGGGCGAGCGTTCCCGTAACCCACGAGGCCGCGCTTATTATCGCCGCGAGCATGGATCTTTATCGAGCCGTCAAGATGGACAATGATTTCCTGACGCCGAGCGATGAAGCAGTAAAAGCCGGGATGGATGCGCTCGACAAAGCCGAAGGAGCACCTATCGGAAATCGGTGGAACATCTACCTAGGTCGAAAAGCGCCGAAGGACGAGAGCGCGGAGGGGAAGGCATGACCACCCAAGATACCTATTTTAATAATGGGCAGGATGAAACGTCCCTCATAGGCGCGATTCTTCAGCACAACGAAGTCCTCGATCGGCATAAGATAACGCGAGACCTTTTCTACGAAGGCGCCTATCAAGACATCTTCGACGAGATTCTTAAAATACGCGCCTCGGGGTCAACCGCCGACCTGCCTTCCGTGGCCCGGGCACTACCGAAACACGCCGTCCTCATTTCTACCTGCACGAGCTACTTGATATCGGACATAAAAGGCCTCGTCCAACGCCTTCGAGATTGCGTTCAGGCCCGCGGAGTCCACAAGGTAATCGAGGCTCTATCTGAAATGCAGTCCGATCTACGGCCGGCAGAAGAAGTGGTTGAGGCGGCCACTAAAAGAATTATCCAGCTATCCGAAGTGCGCGATGTATCGTATCGGTCGCTCATCGAGGTCGCCACGGACACAATCAAAGAAATAGACGCCCGCAGGAAATGCCCGACGGACTATTCCGGCATTGAATCTGGGATCGAGCCTCTTGATCGGATGACAGACGGCTTTCAGGATGGCGACTACATTATCCTTGGAGCCCGCCCGAGCGTAGGGAAAACTGCCCTCGCCCTTACCCTTGCCTTCAATGCGGCCGTGAAGAAAGAGTCTGTAGGATTCATGTCCCTCGAGATGAAAGACACGGCCCTCTTCAAGCGAGTCCTCGCAGCCCAGAGCGGATTGTCGATGCAGGCCATTCGGACAGGGCTTCTTGGACCAAAGGGGATGAACGATCTTATCAACGGATGCTCGAAGATAGCCAACACGCAGGTATTCTTTGCCGATGTCCCGAACATGCACATAAACGACCTCATCGCCGAGGCAAGGATTTTAAAGTCTCGGGAAAAGATTACCTTCCTCATCATCGACTACATTGGCCTAATCAGCGCCGATCATGGGCAGACTCCGCGCTGGGAAGCGTTCTCAATTATCTCGCAGCGCCTAAAATCATTGGCCCGAGAGTTGAAAATACCTTTACTCGTCCTTTCTCAGTTGAGCCGAGCTTCAGATGGGAAACGCCCAACGCTCGCCGACCTCCGGGAGACAGGGAGCCTCGAGCAGGACGCTGACCTCGTGATGTTCATACACCGAGAAGAGAATTCCAATGATCAGAAGCAGCCCGTGAAGCTCATCGTTGCGAAACAAAGGAACGGGGAGACTGGCGACATTAACCTTTTATTCGACAAGGCCAGGATGCAATTCTCTACGGATACGAGCGGAGGCCCTGATAAAGAGCCTCGACAGCCATACAAGGATTAAGGGAGGCGAATCGACATGCTAGGAGAAAACTGTCCTGCGTGGTTATGCGTAACGGGGCGCGGATTCTCGCCATCGATGCCAGCAGAGAATAGCGAGCCTAAGCCGGGCGCGAAAGCCGAGTACATGCGCAAGTACAACCAGACGCATAAAAAGAGTCATCATTCTGAGGCGTCTCATGCCTGACGACATGACCTTCGAGGAAGCCCTCGATCAACTCAGGCGCGTAGCCAAGCGCCATGAAGGGCCAACCGAGTACAAAGGCCTGCTTCACATGATCGCCGACGCCCTTGAGCGAGAGCGATTCGTCCTGCCTAAAGACCCCAAAGAGGTACGCAAAATAATGGCCGATGGCGACTGGTGGAAGATCGCGCTGGAATATTCGCGGAAGGAGATCAATGCAAACGACTAAAAAAATACTCGATGCGTGTTGCGGATCGCGCATGTTTTGGTTTGACCGCAAAAATCCGTTAGCCGTCTTTGTCGATAAGCGCCGCGAATCATTCGACCTCAAGGATATATCGAGCGCAGGTGGTTCGCGCTCGCTTATAATCGACCCCGACATACAGGCGGATTTTACCGACCTACCATTCGACGACGACTCCTTTTCTCTCGTTGTTTTTGATCCCCCCCATTTAACCAACAATGGCGCATCGGGATGGCTGGCTAAAAAATATGGGAAGCTTGTAGGCGATTGGCGCAATGAATTACGCCAGGGCTTTGCCGAGTGCTTTCGAGTATTGCGCCCTGATGGCGTTTTAATTTTCAAATGGTCAGATATAGAAATCCCTGTTTCCAGGATACTCGCGCTTACGCCTATCGCCCCACTGTTTGGGCATCGCTCGGGTAAAAACATGAAAACGCATTGGATAACCTTCATGAAGGTCTCCAATGACAAGGAGGAATAATGGGATTACAGTTTTCAGATTTCAATCGAAAAGTTGGCGCCGAACACAGTCGCCAATATTCAAAGAACGGCGCCGAGAACTACCAGCGCATCAAGGAGGAGTTCCAGCGGGCGGACTACTCCATCGAGACACTCCCCCGATTCGACCCTGCCCACCGGCTTCCCGCCCTTATCCTAGGCTCAGGCCCGAGCCTCGATCTGACCCTGCCCTTCATCAAGGACTTCCACGGCATCATCTTCGCCTCGCCCTCCCAACTGAGCATCCTAGATAAGTGGGAGATCACGCCCAACTACGTCGTCGCGGTCGATTCCGCGGACTCAGTGGGCGAGGATCAGATACCCGGCCACGATACCTACGGCATGGTCCTCCTCACGCATCCCTACATTAGCCCCAAGACGCTCGACGCCTGGAAGGGGAACAAGCGGTACTTCGAGCTCATCGACTCCGGCATGAGCCACTTCCGCGACATCTATCCCTGGATACGCCAGGGATTTCCTGTGGCTGGATCAGTCAACAATACCCAGACCCTCATCGCGCACTGGATGGGCCTCGCGCCGATAATCCTCGCTGGTGTTGATTATTGCTTTCCTGGGGGAAGGACCCGGGCCCAGGACTACCGCAAGCGCGGCCCCTACATCTTCGATCCGAAGCCCCTGGAATACTGCGAGACAAAGGAAGGCCTCACGACGGCCAGCCAGGAGACTCTTTTCTACGCGAACGTCCTCCTCGGGATCTGGAAGATGTACCGCCTGCCCCTCGTCCAAGTCGGGGACCAAGGCGCCTGCACGGAGATCCCCTTCATCCAGCCAGAGGACATTCTCGCGCCTATAGACGTAGAGGGGCCCACTCTCGAGCAACTCAAGGCCGTGGACAAGTCGATGCTCGAGTACGGCATGTTCGCCGAAGTGGACGAGGCAGGTATGGGTCATTTCTCGTGGAAGGAGCAAGACATCGCCGCGGCCGCGGAAGCCGAAGGAGCCAAAGCTGCCGCTGACGCCCGGGCCGATGCTTGGAGGGCAAGATGAGCGAGATGATGGCAGTCTGGAAACCAGAACTACCGCAATGCGGCTGGCCTATGATCCAAGAAGCCGAGGACGGATATGCCTTCCGCTCGGCCAATGGGATTCAGGTCATCATCTCTGGATCACAAGAAGGCGGGAAGGCATGGCTCCATGTATCGCTTTCCCGGAAGCACAAGATGCCGTCCTACGATGACATCGCTTTAGTAAAAAAGGTGTTTATCGGGGACGACAAGAAAGCAATAATGGTACTCCCTGAGCGGAAGTACCATGTGAACATTCACAACTATTGCTTGCATCTCTGGCATTGCATGGAAGATGACGGGCTCCCGGAATTCTCCCACGGGCTCGGGACGATCTAAAGCTTAATCTTAATCGAAAGGGCAATTTCCAATGCGGCGTCGGAGAGAGCTCCGGCGCCGGCTCCATAAGCAGCACCTTCCCAGCCCTTGACGAGATACCCTACGAATCCCCCCGCTACGACGAAAGCCCCTCGCTGCCACCAGGCGCTACGGTTGAGCGCCGCCTTGACCGCCGCCTGGGCTTTCTGATCCTCTTGCTTTCTCAGATCGAGCGATTGCGCCAATAGCGTCGTGGACAGCGTTAGCGAGGACTGCAACTGTCCTAGCTGACTGTTCAAGTCCACTACCTGCGGCACTAAGTCGTTTGCTTTGTTGGAGAGCTCCGCCGAGAGTGCTTCCAAGTCCTGCCAGGAGAGCGGCGTCGGCTGCTCTGAGGGTTCGATACTGCTCGAGGGCGACGTTGAGCTCGGCGTCACCTGCGCTCCTGCCGAGTAGGAAAGCACCAATAAGTAGAGCCCCAGCCAGAAGAACAGCGCCAACGTACCACGGCCATTTCTTAACATCCATTGTTCCTCCCGTAAAATAATGCGCGGCCGGGTTTCGCGCTTACCTAGACCCAGCCGCAATTCTGCCAGGGCTTCACGCGGGCCTGGATTCGCGAGATGGGATCACCTCCCTTCTAAGCCAATGTTACTGCCTACTATCCTTGCAGGCAAGGCAGCCTATCGCCGCTTCTTTTTGAGATCCGGGGAGCATTCGATTCCGCCGACGCCGATCTTTTTGATATGCAGGCGCTCGAGGAGAGCTCCTATCGCGCGGAACAGAATAACGAGGAACAGGGCCGCGGCCACAAGGACGAGAATCGTCATGCCCACGATGGCGGCTATCTCCAGAATAGGGCGCCGAAGAATCGCGGCCAGGATTACGGGCATGGAGCTCCGCCCTCGCCCCCCGCAGGATCGTATCGAGCATCGAGCTCCTTCCGGTAGTATTTCCCCTTGAAGGCGTTGTCCGCGACATTCGAGCTCTGGTAGCCGATTGTAGCCGCGGCGATGGCAAGGGCGATCGAGGAGCCTACCGATGAGAGCGCGGCCGGGACCAGGAGGGCCGTGATGAGGTAGAGCAGAACGAGGGTTATGATCCCGATCCAGAAGGCCGTTTTCTTCTTCATGCCTGCCTCTCAAAGTGCATCGCGTCGGGACGGTCGAAGTTCCCGCCCCAATAAAATCCTTGGGCCTCAAAGGCCTGGATGATGAAGCGCGGATAGGTCTTTACGTCCTCGGCGTTTCCAAGTCTGCCGATATCGGGGCAGTAATCGACAGCAGTTCCCCAAGAATGATTTGAAAGCGTGTTCCCTCCGCGGATGAGGCGGAAGTTGAAGCAGCCTCCCCAGCGATCGAGCTTGTTGGCTCGAAGGTAATCGAGGCCTTCGCCCTTAGCCATGAGCTCGAGAGCCGCAGCGATACTTGGGCCGACGAGGCGGTGCGCCTGGAATCGTTTGATCATCGTGCCCGGTTCCCACGAAAGGTACAGAGGGAACGGAAGATCAAAGACGGCGATATTGGCATTGAACCAATCCGCGTCGAGAATCCCGTCACCATTCTTATCGGGATTGCCGTACTTCGCCAGGAATGCCTGCGTCATTTACTGCCTCCATCGACGTGCTTCGTAAGAAGCGTCTTTATCTCGATCAATTGCTCTTTCATGCCGTCCATCTTCGTCACGATTATGCCCTGCGAAACGTCCTGCGATGCCTGCCGCACTTCGAGCGCATCGACGCGCTTTGCCGTACCGCTCAGGGAAAGAGCGTAGACGCCCGTTCCCACCGTAAATAGTAAAGCGCCCACGGTAATGATCGTGGATAGCGCCTTAGAACCCCCTCGCTGCTCTGCCATTTTATCTTCCCCTTTCGTAATGATTTATCCCCTTATCAAAAGCTAGGTCGGCTCCTCGGGCCACTCTAGTCCCAGGCTCTACCGATGACGTGGTACCCCGGATATCCACCACCGCCCAACACGGTTGACGCGAAGTACACAATGATAGTGCTGAGCGATATGCGCTGACCCATTAGCGGCCAAACAATGTCTGTCCTGTATTGCATAGTGGGCTCTATTGCCTCGATGGATGCGAAGACATAGGGCAGTTCGTATTCTTGCGCGCCGTAATAGATTGTACCGGCTTGAGCTGTCGTGAACCTGCCCACGGTATCGGTAAACCACGCCTCCATGCTGCCATCTCCGTTTATTTTGTAATGCCCAACGGTATCACCTCCGCCACGCCTAATGATCCCCGCACCGACACGGGCGTAGTGGCGGAGAGTGCGCTCGACTATGAAAGAATCCGATGCTCGCGTATAGATCAGGTTATACGATCCATCCGAAGTCTGTAGTTGCACTGTATAGTAGGCTAGCTCAGGAATAACAACTGTTTCAGCGCCGTATCCATAGCCATAATCAACACGCTGACACACATAGCCGTCACTACTTCTTGTATAAGTGACTATTACATCGCCGTTGATAGTCTGTGCTTGTGTCGCTAAGTTCGTTTCTGCTGGGTTGATAACCGTTTCGGCCCCATAGCCTGTTCCAGAATCGACTCGCTGGCATAAATAGTGATCGCCCGCCCTGGTATAAATAAGCCTGACTGTTTTGTTAAATAGCTGAATCTGATTAGGATAGAAGTAACTTGTAGTAACAATAACGCTCTCGGCACCGTATCCAGAACCAGTATCGACGCGCTGGCAAATATAGTTATCGCCGTCTCTTATGTATGTAACTATAATTGAGCCTGTATCTAATTGTGTTTGATTCGGATAATAGCAGGCTGCTGGGTTGATAACCGTTTCGGCCCCATAGCCTGTTCCAGAATCGACTCGATAGAATAAGTATTTATCGCTATGCCGAAGATACGCTAACCTTATTGACCCATCGGCTAACTGTACCTGATTCGGAGAATTGCAATTAGACGCAACAATAACGCTCTCGGCACCGTATCCAGAACCAGTATCGACGCGCTGGCATAGATAACCGTCAGCGTTGCGCCTATAGACGAGCCTTGTTGAATTGTCAGATAATTTAATTAAGTTGGATTCGCCGGACGCCTCCGCATTGACGACGCTCTCCGCACTCCACGAACTCTCAATATTCGCTTCAAAGTCGCCGCCCATCAGGACGGCTGGCCCTACCCCAAGCCGTCCGAAGACACCCCGGAGCACCTCGGGAGAAGGAGGAGTAGTATCAGGAGCATCAAAGAACGACAAGCGACCGTCTTTCTGCTCAATGCAGCGCCTCTGCACACCTTGTCCATCGTACCACCTTTGGCTTCCGCCTGCCGGGACGGTAATTTCTTCAGCGAACAAGCTTACCACATCGATCTTGTCGGAGGTAATAGTATTCGCGGCGATCTTGTCGCCAGTAATCGTCGTGCCCGCAATGTTCCCGCCGACAATCGATCCTGCCGCGATCTTATCCTCGCCCTGGATCGGCGAGGAACTGCCCGTGCTTCCCGCGCACCAGGCGCCAATCGTTCCAGCGATCGTAACTTGGCGAACTCGATAATACAGCGTGACTCCGGTAGGATTACCAGAAGTCCCCGCGAAGGGGATATTGTCATGTCGATACGTCGCCTCAACTGTCGTCGTGACGGCGTTGAGCGTCCCCTTCCAATCGACGCCATCTTCCCGTAGCGAGTACCACGCCGAATTATCCGAGGACACCTGAATCTCGTAATGGTCGAGCCATCGGAGATCCAACTGTTTGGTCCACTTCAGGCGGATCGAATCGTAGAACCCTTGGGGCGCGAGCATCGTCACTGTTCCCGGCGTTGCCGTGCCGACTGTCCCGCTCCCTTCAGGAGGGTTCAAAGCGAGGACTTGAGTAACAGCTTCTACGGCTTTGCGCGAGTTAGACGAGGCCGTAAGCTCGCCTTGATTTATTTCACCCGTGAGATAGATATTCCCATGGACAAAGAGAGAACCTTCTATCTTTCGATCCTTGTCGCTACTCATTTTAGAGACTCCTTGTAAACGCCCATTGCTGATCCTATACCGTACTTATAGGGGACGCCAACAGTCATCGGAAGTGACCACGACAAGAAACTATCAAACGCATTCGCCCATGCCCGCTCTTCGATATGCCTATTCTTCGTCGAAAGCGCGGTTTTCATGTAGGTGAGCGTATCGACCATATCGCCTGAAAACTGCGACACAAGGGACTGTCCCGTATTTATCTGAGTATTCCCCTCGGTCATCAGTTTTCGTGCAATGTATCCCACGTCTCCCGCGCCGTAAACGTTTCCCGCTATGCCGTCGATGAGCTGCGATATCGCCGCTACGGTCTTTTCTTTTTCAGTCTGCTTCTTAGCCTTCGTACCTGCGAGAGAAGCCGTTATCTCTTTCCCCGCTTCGACTATTGTCCCGCTGATTGCGGTATAGGCCATCGCCTCGCCGAATACGCCGACAAGGAGATACTTTGCCATGCGCTTCCCGCCGCCCGGAGTATGGATATCCTGAGCGAGCCGAATACCTGTCTGAAGGACGGCGTTCCTATCGCTCATCATCGTCGAGGTCAGCGTTCCCATGATTCCTTCGCGAGTGAGATTCCCCTTATAGATTTCCCGCGGCGAGGCGTGAATTCTCTTGGCGACGTACTCGGCGTATTTTACCTGCCCGGCTAACTGCTCCTCGGCCGTCATGGGAGGGAAGTTCTCGTCCTCGAGCCCGAGAGCCCGCTGAACGTCCTTCGAGGCCTTCCCTTCTTTCATCTCGCGCTTGGCCTGAGTAACAGCCGCCCACATATCATCTCGAGTCTGAGCAGCAACACCGAGCTTCATCGGCTTTGCTCCCACGTTCCGAATCTTGGCTGCTACGCCCCGGCTTTGATCGGACAATACATCAGTGAGCTCCGACCAGCTTCCGAGATCGTGGATATCTCGGTAAAGCGCCGAGTTCTCCATGAGTACTTTGTTCACCTGAAATGGATGCGCGATTGATTGCGAAACGCCTACGGCCCAATCCCGTCCAGGAACATACGCTGCGGTAGAACGGAAATTGAGAACACGATTCATAAAGGCCATTTTCATGTTGAAACCGACAACGGCCCCGATACCCTTATTGCGCATCTTGAGCGCCCAGCGATCGAGCGTATTCGTGACCGGCTTATTCCCCGAAGCCGCCTTGAGGCCGTCCATCATCTCTCGGTGGAAATCCTCGCCTCCGGCCTGCACGATGCTTTTCTTGACTTCGGGATTCATAAGGACTCGAGCCGCATTGCGAGCAGGCTCCGTCATCCCGACATACCGGGCTGTGTCGTCGATAATATCGATGAGGTCCTCGTCGATGCCGCGGATAAAGAATGGCTTCGACGATTCCTCGCGCTCGATGTTGTGGCTTTGATCGGGCATCGCCGATCGCCTGTTCCGTTGCGAGATGATTTGCTCTTCGGTCAATATCCCAGAATCGTCGACGATTCGGTAGAAGGGATAATAAATGTCCTCGAGGGGCATATCGTAGCCGTTGACCCGCTTGAATACATCGGCGCGATCCTGCCCGCCTTTCTTCCCCTGCGCGTACATGAGATCCAGATAGGCTTTATCCCCGTCATCGAGCTTCGAGAACAACGCCTCGAGCTCATTGTCCGTGAGCTTGTATACCTTCCCGGGCGTCCAGTCTTTCTTGAGCACAAATCCGGATTCCCCGAGATTACCACCCGAAGCCTTAATGCCGGCGAGGGCGAGGATATCAGCCCGCTCGAGCTCGGCGGGTAGCCCCGGAATATCGACTTTCACCTTTGCGTGATGCCAGTCATACGTCCCGATTTTCTGGTCTTTCGCGGCCTCAGTAAACGGCATCGAATACTCATGCTTTTTGTCAGAATAAACCGTCTCGCCCTCATCTATGGGTTTCACTACGACTTTGTAAAGCAAAGAGTCCTCGCCCTTAGCGAGAACGCTACCCATAGTTTCGTATCCAAGATTCGAGGCCTTCCCCCATTCGACGAGTTTCTTTATCGATTCTTTCCCGCGTTCAAACGGGGTCTTGGTTCCGTATTTTGGGAGGGAAGTATCGGGATGCGCCGTGTCGATTTCCTCGGCGATGATATCGATAGCCCCCCGATTCTCTTTGGAGAACTGCGCGTAGGCCTCTTCAGGAGAAAGATCAGGATGCGAGGCCTGGTATTCCTCGAGGCCTGCCTTGAAAGCCTTGGGATCGGCTTCTTCGAGGCCATTGAAGTAGATATCCCGGCCCTTGACCTGAAGCGCAACCTGCCGGCGCCCGGAGTGAAAGTACCCCATGATCGCGTCATGGACGGCCGTCAGCTCATCTGGGGTCAAATCTCGTAGATTCTTCTTCGAGAGTTCGCCCATTCTCGCGAGTTGCTTCTTGGTGAATTCCGCAGGATTCACGCCATTTTCAATATCCTGCTTGATGAGAACCAGCCCCTCGAGCGTCTTATTCGTAGGATTGTCCGTCGTGAACTGATCCATAAGGTCAGCAATAGGCTTTTTATACTCATTGGGGATTTTGGAGGTATCAAGCTCGTTGATATCCTTGATCATCTTGTTCACGGAATCCCGGCGCTCGACTCGAGCTCGCTCGTTCTGAACACGGACGCGCCCGCGCTCCGCAGCCATCATGTTCGCTTCTTTCTTGGCCGAGGCCAGGGCTTCCGCTAATCCAGCGACCTTGCCGGCCTGGGCAGGGTCATCCATCGCCGCCTCGAGCGCGGCCCGCGCCTCCACGGCCTTTGGATAGTTCGCGGCGAACTGCTCATCGGTTAGGGCCGCGGCGCCTTCCGGAGCCTTAGCCGGCGCTTCCTGCTCGTAATAGCTCCGAATTGCCTGCATCGCGTGTTTAGAGTCCTCGGCATCGTATCCGGCGAACCCATCTTCTCCGCGCCCGTGCATCTCGATCTGGACTTCCCGGCCAGAATCGAGGGCTTCACGGATCGCGCTCATCTGGGCGCTCGTCGGCATTTCCCCAAGTTCGACGACAGCAGGCTGCCCGCGGTGAATCTCGTCCATCGGCGGAACGTCGATTCTCACGGCGCCACGGGCCACAAGGTCATCCCTCGCCGCGGTCCCCGTCAATTCAGGATGCCCCTCGATCTCGGAATGAGCGACCATTCGCGCTGAAGGATGCCCGCCCGACATATCCGGCATGGTGCCATCAGGGAAAACATACCCTGTTTTATGAACGTCATCAGTTGTGCCCTGGGTCTTATTGACCGCCTCAAATACCGCCGCGTTGTCGGGATGCTCGAGCTTCGCCAGCTTCGCGCCGGTCGGTTCTGGTGTTCCACGTGGAACAATTTCTCCATTACCTAAAATATCAGAGATTGGAGCCTCGTCGAGCGCCTTTTTGTAGGTGGCTTCTTCAGCCTTCAGGGCCTCAAATTCAGGCGTTTTAGGGGCCGAAGGTGTAATCGTCGCCTTGGACGCATCGGACGCAGGGACGACCCCGCCAGCTTCGGATGGTAAAGGTTTAGGAGCCTTGGCAACTTCCCCTGCGAGAATCGTGGCTCGTTTCGAGAACTCCGAGCCCGTCATCGCGGCGCCCGGGATCGCCGAGACGGTTCCCATGACTAAAGTCTGCATGAGGACGCCCGGGGCCGCGTCCTTTGCCATCTGGGGAATGTCTTTCACGAACTGCCCCATCACGGCGACCGCATCGTCCCAAGTTATCTTCCCGGATTTCACCCGCTTATCGAGGGAAATAGCGAGCTCGGGGATGATGACTGAGACGCCGTTATTGATAATGGCGACGGCGCCCTGCTCGGCGTATCCCTTTCCTACCTGAATCCCGACAGCTTTGGCGAGTTGCCCTGAAGCAATCGCCTTAGCCGAAGCCTCCGCGAGCGCCTCAACGCCTTGAGCCACGCCCGGAACCTTGCTCACCGAGAGCGCATTCAGGGCTTCCTGGGCAGCGATCATGACGCCCGCGGCCGACTTTGCGCCTTCGGGACTGACCCCCGACCTCCGGAGACTCCCATAGAATTCGCCGGCCATGCTTCCGACGTACTTATCGCTGGCCTCGAGTTGCCGCTGATAGTAAGCGTTTAAGGCTTCCTGCCCTCCGCCGATCGGAGGCGGCACGGATGCCTGAAGCAGCGCCTTAGCCTGGACGAAAAGCCCGTTCGTGGAATTCACGAGAAACGACCAGACATCCTTCCCGTTCGATATGCGCTTTTTCTCGAGATCCGCGATCTGATCCTGAACCTCGGGAGTCTCCCCGTCGCGCATTTGCTGCGCCCAGAGCGTCCCGAGTTGCTCATTGATCGGCGCGTCCTTGATCGCGGCATTGAGCTTAGTTCCTGCCGATCCGGGGTTCTCATAGGGGCCGTACAAGGCTTTGGCTACGGTCTCGGCTTCTTTGTAGGCGAACTGCGCGGATATCCCGATGATCGGCGCAGCTTGCACGGCGAAGTTGAGTCTTTGTTCGGCAGCGGCCCCATCGGGAGAAAGTTTCTTTAGCGACTGCATCGCTGCGGCTCGAGCGGGGTCCTTGGTCGCTACAGGAGTATTCGCGCTGAGGGGAATATCAAAAGCCCCCTTCTGGAAGGGGATAACCAGGGGCCCGCTTTGCGTTGTCTTGGGCGCAGGAACAACTTCTTCTTTCTTCTGGGCAGGAGTCAGATCGAGGCCCATGCCGCCCGTAGTTTTCTTTTCTTCTACGGGTGTGAGATCGAGGCCGCTCATTTTACCTTCGTCCAGTCTTTGTCGGTGAAGTTATTCGCCTTGGATACGGAAAGCGAATACCATGAAATATCGGCCCCGTTTTTCCAGAGCTGATACACCGTTTTCCCATCGCTTGAAAGCCGCATGTCCAGAGGATAAAGGCCTTTGAACTGGCCTTCTGCGCGTTTGTTGGTCTCCGTCTTGATCTTTGTCGGCGCGGAAATAACCAGATCGGAGGGAGTGAGGACGTTCACCATGTTCGTGAAATCGTTCTTCACGCCGCTATCGACATCGAGCGATGCCTGAAGCGTCCCCTTCTGGTAGAGATCGGCCATGTTGAGCTTCTTCGGGTCTTTGCCTGCCCACTTCAAGAATGTGTCTCCGATCTTCTGAGGAGTCGTGAGCGTCGTGACTGCATCGTTTATATACGCGCTGACCTTGTTGTTATGGATATCGCTAAAAACTTTGAGCCGAATAGCGGGGTCTTTTATCTCAGGATGCTTCTGAAGGTACTCCATGCCATAAACAAGCGTTCGACGAGCGACGGCGACTTCCTCTTCAGTCGCTCCGGGCAGGGGCTTATAGGTATCCGCGATTGCCCTGAGCCCATCGTCCATGTAGGCACGTTGAACATTGACGAATCGTTTTTTGGCTCCGAACGTGCCGACTTTTCCGTTGAGCACCTTATCCGCCGTGTCTTGGAGATCCTTGTCCGTGTAGCCAAGTTCGCCAGTATAAAGCCTCTCATACCAATCGGCGAGATCGGCGTCCTCTTCGTCCTGAGTCCTTGCTCTCCCCGTAGCAGCCTTCTCGGAAAGGTACGACTTGATGAGCTCATAGGCGCGAGTCTTTTCCGCAGTTCCATCGACGCCAGCTTCGGGTACACTCGAGAATGGCATCTTGGAGATTTGCATATAGGCATCTTCAGGAACGGTATCGGTGAGAATCCAGTCGAGCGCCGTGCCGACATTCTCTTTGTTCTTCGAGTCGGCCTTCTTCCCCTGAACCGTGATCACGAGCTGATAACTTTCGCCCGCTGATGTAGCAAGCGACTTGCGATCTTCGGCATCAAGGGCAGGGAATCCAACGGACTGTCCCGGATCGATCATCCAGTTAAGGCCGGCCTCTTTCCCTTGCTGCTTCATTACCTGGAGGCCAGCCGAAAGGAGATCGCTTTTATCGAGATCCTTATAAAGCTGCGCCTGTTTTACTTCCCATGCTTTAGGATCGACGACCATTGTCCGGGCGGCAACTTCTCCTTCTTCTGCGAGCTGCGCCTTTTTTTGCTCTGTAGGCGTAGCGGTATCGGCCATTATTGAATTGACCCTGCCCTGGAAGGCGCCTAACAGTTTCGCAGTCTTGGCATCGATGATTCGGTTATTGAGTTGTTCGCCACGGGCGAGACCTTGATTAACCCAATACTCGTTAAGCGCGTTGAGAGCTCGAGGATTCTTGATGACCTGCTCTACTTCAGCATAGGCATCATTCATCGCCTGAGTATTCTTATCTGCCCACTGGTCGATGTCTGGATCGTTCGCGAGGCTTTGATCAAACTTGTTTATGGTCGCGGCGAGGAGCTGCTTACCAGTGAGAAATTCAGAGGCTACTTCCGCCTCATCGAGCTTGCCCCATATCGCCATTCCCGCGCCGAAAGCGGCCTGCCCAATTTTCTGTATGCCCTCGGCGGAGCTTGCACCACTAAATAACGTTGCCATTGCCTATCTCCCTATGCCCTTGTCATCCCGGAAGTAGCTCCATATCCCGTCGATGATGGACGCTTAACTGTTGGAGTATAAAGGCTACTAATGAGAGATGTCCCGGTGTTCAAAATATTCCCGAACGCCGAGAGCCATAAATTCGATTGGTACGCCTGAAGATTTGTAGACGTGAACGCTTGCTCTTGATTGAATACTTCGGTATTGAAAACTTCTTGCTGCCTATAGGTCGACGAGGCCTGGGACTCGGCGAGACGCATTCGGGCGCTCGTCTGCGACTGATCGAGGAATGCCGAGCCTAATTGCTGCGCCTGCCCAGCCGTGAACCCCTTATAAGCAAGACCCTGTTGAACAGTGAACAAAGCCGTCGCGTCCGCGATGTTTTTGGTAGCGAGACTCGACTGCGAAGCGATCGATTCTCCCTGGTTGGATATCTGCAAATTCGCATTGCGTTCATACGCGGCGAGTTGCGCAAGCGGTGACGACTTGGAATCGAAAATATTGGCCGCGGCTTTTTGATAATCGACCGAAGCAACGGAATACGTTTTAGCGGCAGAACCAGTAGAGGCGGAATTGTAAGTGTTCTGTGCTTCCGTTACGAGCTTGTCGGCCTGATCTTTTGCGGCGGTATACGTCGTGACGCTTGAAGCTGCCTGAGCTTTTGCGTCTGAAGCGATCTTTGCAGTTTCATATGCCGTCTGAGCCGTCGTGGTAGCCGTCGCAAGAGGCGTATACGTTTTATTGGCAGTAGTATACGCGCTAAGAGCCGTAGCCTCTTCTGCACTTGCGGCTTTTTTAGCTTGCTCGGCCGCATATACTGCATCATTGGCGCGAACTACTCTTGCGTTTTGTTCAGCTGAACCAAAAATAACTGCATTGACCGCCGCGTATGCCGCTTCCTTTTCTTTCGTCGCGGCTGCAAGAGTATCTGATGCCGCTTGAGTTTTCGAAGTCGCAGCATCATAGGCTGTTTTAGCTGCGTCAGCCGCAACTTTTGCCTTATCGGATGCGGCCTTTGCGGTTTCATATGCGGTTTTCGCAGTAGCCGTTGCCTTAGCCGCTTCAGCAGAACCTGAAGAATCACTCTGAGCCTTAGTAAGAGCATCGTTAGCCTGAGCCTGTATTTTTTTAGCTGACTCCAGATTCGCCGCGGCATCGGACACCGCAGAAGTATTTGTACTCCCCGGCGTAGTTTCAGTGCCCTCCCTGGAAACGATATTCCCTGTTGCGATGTCTTGCCCTGACTTAACCGCGCCCGCGCCTATTTTGAGGCCACGGCCTGCCGCATTACTGATAATCGTCGAAGCTCCGCTTTGAGCAGCGGCACGGGTACTTCCCAACTGTTCCTGAGAAGAGGCTAGTTGCTGATTTGCAGAGATATAGGCGCCACGTTCGGCAATCGACTGACTTTTTTCTTCCGCCGCCTGTTGTTCTTTATACAAGCCACGATCTGTAGCTTGTTTCTGCATGAGGCTCACTAATCGAGCACTTTCCTGGCTTTCGGCTAAGGCGTTTGATTGAGAAAGTTGAGATTGAGCAAGTTCGTCGGCCGCTGCTTTCTGTTGCAATGCGAGAGCGTCGGCGGCAGCTTGCTGAGCAGCCGCGGTTGCCGCAGCATCACTCGCCGTCTGGGCCGCGGTTAAACTGGAAACGAGACTACCAACAGCACCTGCCGCCGCTATGTATTCAGCCATTACCGTATCCTCGAGTAGAGAGACTGATCGATTCCATTGGGCCCGAACTTACGGAGAACTGTTTCAAACTTAAACCCAAGGAATTCAAGCGATCGTTCGCCCTGCTTCCATCCCGTTATCGTCATAGCCTGGATTCTATCATAGTCGAATGACCACTCATCGATGATCGAGCGGAACAACCTGAAAAGCTCCGGGCCCTTGCGCTTTGCTGAAAGAGAACCCCACGCCTCGCCCGACCTGGGCCATAATGTGCGGATTCCCCCACAAGCAACAATCTCTTCCCCGTCAACGATGGTAGTGCTTGGGCCATCCATGCCGAGGCTTTCCATCTTGGCTCGAAGCGTAAGCCTGAGCTCGGCTTCGACACTATTGAGCGTAAAAAGATGCTCTGGCTTGAAAGGGATTCTATTCATAACCCATTACCTCTGGGACGATCGCATTCACTTCACAAGGAAGCGGAAGCGAAGAACGAACTGTCACCGATGATCCAACGGAGAATCCCGAAGGCATAGGTATTTCTTCTTGCCCAGAGAATAAGACGGGGAATGTAGTCTGAGCTCCGCCAAGAACAGCGGATTCAGCATTGCCGCCCTGGACCCCAATTATCTGAGCGTCCAAGGTTTTATAGAACGTAATCGATACATGCGGAATCGTTAATTTTAGGGCCTGACTAGAATCAGAAATATCCCCAATCTCGAGTGGCATCGTCGTTACTTCAGAATCATAAAGCAGCCCTACAATCGCCGTGTTGAATGAAACAGGGTAGGGAGCAACGTGGGGGAGCGTAACAGCCCCGGAAACCACGACTGCCGTTCCCAAATACATGCCATCGCCGACCATGCCTACAGTCTTCCCCTCGAGGTCTCCAAGCCCCGCGACGGTCGTGAACGCCGTAGCATGGTATTTGTAGACCGCGGCATCAAGGAATATCGCCGGCACGAGCCCGCCAACGCCCGACTGCGATACCCAATTCTTTGTCTGCATGGCCTCGATGATCGTGTGCCCGTTCCGAAGGACAGCGAGGTATAGAGTATCCTCGGCGGACCCTTTCCCTCGGACGATGCTCTTTACGACGCCATCGGTGACGATCCTCCACCACGCTCGGACTCCATAGGAACCATCGTACTCGAGACCGCATACGCTCCCGTCGGTTCGCAGGCACCAGAGGCGAGGGATGGGCGAGGATTCATAGGCTATTTGCGTAATAGGATTCGAATTGAAAAGATGTTCGGCGAATAGTGAGAGCGTGTCATACGCCGCCATTTCAACGCTGGAACCCTGCCAGTCCATGAGAATAACCCGCTGCCCCGAGACATCGACGAAAACTATCCCCCCGGATATGAACATTCCCGGGATCGCTGCCGACGCGACTTTCGCGATCTGGCTGAACGAAAAGTCATTCGCCGTCGCATCGCCAGGCATCATCACTTCGCCCGAAAGCGTTCCGATAATGACATCTCGAGCAGCGACGGCCCATTGGATCGAATCGTTCTGATCTGAGAATATTTCTGCTTCGAATCCGTCAGCATCACCGATGACCTGCTCTACCTGAACCGTGTCATAATAGGCCGGCGTATTACCCGCGGCAGCCGTGATCAGATTCCCAGCCGAATCTAAGGGATTCCCGTTTACATCGGTGCGCATTTTTTGGACGGTATAATTCACATTTTCGTAGAACTGCATTTGCATGTAGGAATAATCGTCCCAGATACCGATGATCGATCCCCACGCTCCCTGGGGCTTATTCGTGGTCGAGAACCAAAGAACTCGCTGATTGGCGCAGGCCACGGCCGCAGGGTAGTTCCCCGAAGTCTGGAATGGAAGAGTCGTATCCTGAGAAATGGCATAGGTCGAAGAACCGCTAGCCGTAGCAGCAATAGATATGACTATTGAATTCGCAGAGATAGAATCGACAATCGATCCCGCAGGAATCCCAATGCCTGAAATTGGTTTCCCTACCATAGTCTGAGAAGAACCAGTAGGGTCAGGAGTAACGGAAGCGATTGTCTTAGATCCTGAAGTTGTCGTCCCCGCGTAATATTCCGGGGAAGAACCAACTATGATTATAGGAGAGACGTAGGCGAAGGTATCGCTCCCCTGATACTGAAGCATGGCCGGGGGATGATTCTTGTGCGCGATGAAAAGATTGGGATAGACGATTCCGAATTGAAGCGCCGGAAGCTCGGCCTCGAGATAGGTTGTGGTGTACGTCGTGGCGAGGAGCGTCGAGCCATTCTTCCAGATCCGGAGGAGATTGTTGGTAAACTCGAGAAGATACCAGAGCGATTCGGTGATGATCATTGAATGAAGGCGCGGGGTTGCATCGTTATAGGTTTTCCCGACCATCAGCGTCCCGGGCCTCTTTCGGAATCCGCCCGTGAGACGAGGGATGAAGTTCTTCATGGTCTGGGCGCCCTTGTGGTAGACATCGGAATCGGTGCGCCCGAGCATCTGAGGACAGAGTTCCCCGTAAGTGAAGTCTGAAAATAGCGGGTTGAGATGACCGAGTGAATTAGGCATGTATCCCCCGATCAGTCCACCAAGGATTCCCCTCCTCCACCATTTCCATTTCAGCGAGATTCGCTATCTGAGCTCGAGCGAGAAGACCCATGTATTCTGAGGAGAACAGACTATTAAGCTTATCGCCTCCGGTAACGGGCAGGGCGATCTTCGCGGCGAGTCTCGCGATAAGCACATCCGCGAAGAGAACGTCGAATAGGGAAGGATCGGTTACTTGCGAGACGTAGGCGACGTAGGTCGAATTCGGTTCAAGGCTCGTATAGATGTAATCGCCTTCGTGTTGCGAAGGAACGCATATTTTGCTGAGATTGCTAAAAGGCCACATGAACGTGTTCGTCGGATAAAGGACATAGACGGCTGAATCCCGAAGGGCGTCAGCCGGCTCGTTGTAGGTGTACCAATACCCGATTGAGTTGTCTTTCTGAAGTGCGACCGAACCCGACCCTGCGGCCGTGCTCAGATTGCTCATCGTGAGCGTATTCCCCGCTACATCAATAACGATCGTCCCGGAAGGAATACCTGCCGGAGCGACGGGGACGGTGCCTCCGGCAGCGAATCCCGTAGAAACGAGCCAGCCTACCCGGACGGGGCTCAGGGTAAACGTGACGCCGGTTCCAGTAGCAGTGACGCGCTTTGAAAGCCGAACTTTTTTGTCGATCCAATTTACTCCCTCTACGATCGTGCCCGCGGGTATTCCCGTTCCGGATATTGTTTTCCCAACCCAGGCCGGCGTCGGCGTTATTGAGGGCGAAAGAAGTGTCCTTGATTGGATATCCGAGGCCGCGACGAGGGCCGCATTAGCAGTGAACGTGATAAGGTCTACGCCCGTGAGCGTAAGAGTCGCCGATCCAGAGCCCCACGACGCCGAGGCGCTCACAAGGGATTGGACAAGGGCTGCCCGTTTGACTGCGAATTTCCAGATATGAAGGCGGAGCTCCGCGTCTCGGGTTCGATAGTATTCACTCGCCGCGATGAGCCCAAACTTCGAGGTATCGGAGCCATCTACCGCAGTGACAAAATGAGACTCCCCTAGGCGAGTAAGTGCGGCGTTGAATATCTGGATATCGGTCAGCGTATTTCCGGGCATACTACCAACCGTGGGTCCCGATGACCTCTTCCATCCATTCCATCGTCAAGTAAAGCTGTGTGACGCCGGTCGCTCCCAGAAGGATCTCGTTTTGAATAACGATGCCCTCGTTGGGCTCGAATACCACGGGAACGCTGTGGTCGTTGAATATTCTTTCCAGAGTCCCGGAAGCGCCGATGGCGCCCGACCAATACTCGAGACCGGCGAAGGGCAGGGCCTCGACGGTCCTCGTGCCTACGGTCAGCTTGGCCGTACTGGAAATTCGGAGATCGCCACCGTTTGCGGCGAGTAGCCGACTATCCGCGTACCCTTTCTGACGCTTCTGGTCGAGCGTAACCGGCGCGACCGCAGTTCCGGCAGAGTCGGCGACGGTAAAGGACCGAGCCTTGTATACATCGAATCCGATCAGCTGGGCGGCTCCATAGGCCGTCCTTGTGACTCCGAACAAGCGGAGATACTTCAGCTGGGCTCGCCACTTTCGGCCCGACCCGGTATCGGGAGGGAACATGAACGAGAATACCGTATCGCCGGCCGCGATCGCCGCGGGAAGAAGCCCGGAGGCTACCTTGATCCCGTAGTATCCGCCGCCGCCTGAAATTCTATCGACCGGATAAGGCTGTAGGTAGTTCATGGAACCTCCAAAAGGGGCGGCTTTTTAGGCCGCCCCGCTTCTTAGTACAGAGAGAGCTCGGCGTCGAGCTTGAACTTGGACAGGGCCGTCGCGTTGTTCGCGATGGTGTACAGACCCTTGATGTACCTCTGAAGCGCCACGCCGCCTACGGTCGTCGCCACCTGGTCGGGGATCGGGACCTTGCAGAGCAAGGCCTCGGCCGCGGCCGTGAGGTAGGGCTTCGGGATCTGCGCCGTGGTGAACAGGGCCGTCCATCCGTTCGCTCCCGACGTGGCACCGCACCTGAGCGCGATGGTCATGTAGGTCGCGGCCGTGCCTCCGGACATGCCGGAATTGATGGCGACCTGGAAGAAGAACTTCTTGACTGCCTGCCCGAGCCGCGCCTTTACGGCGTTGGAGTTCGTGGACTGGTACGGCGACCGACCGTAATTGGAGGACACCTGCTGCCCGGTGTCGAAGGGGCTGTTGAGGCTCGTCGAGGCCGTGGAAAGGACCGACTGAGCGTTGGAAAGGGTCAGGTAATAGTCTCTGTTGGGCATCTTATTTCTCCTTCCCTTAGCTCACGACGGCTTCGTTGGAAGCCATGCGGTCCACCATCTTGAAGGGGACGCCCTGGAACATCGTCTGGGTCCTGCCCCAGATCTCTTCCTTCGTGTAGAAGGAGTTCGATTTGGTCATGGCCTCGATGTTCATGTAGGTAGCGACGAACCGCGGAACGTAGAGTACCGCGCCGTCCATCCCGTCCGGGAGCTGGCCGAGGGCCTTGAGCTGGTTGGTCGAAGTCCAGTACTGCGTCGTGTTGATGTTCGCGAGCCTCTGGACCTTGCGGGGATCGGCCACGCAGAGGCCGAACTGGATCTGGAAATGGACGACGTAGGCCTGGTACGGCTTCTGGTTGGAGTCGTACACGAGCTGCTCGCCCATGTCCGTTACCTTCACGAAGTCCTGCCCGCCGTGCGGGTAGACGAAGAACACCGCGTCCGGGCCCCAAACGATCGCCAGGGTCGAAGCCTGGGCGTTGGAACCGGAACCGGAGTTCGTGGTGACGTTGTACCAGGGATTCGTGGAAATGGTGTTGAACCGGGCCATGAAACCCTGGATGCGGTCCGCCGAGTTCCCGCCGATGCTGGTGGAGGGCCCTACGCCGACCGACGTGTTGGCGACGTAGTTTCCGTACAGGATGCGATCGTGCATGGTCTTGGTCAGGCCCTTCACGAAGATGTCGCACTGCTGCTTGATGTACTTCTGGGGATCGCGGCGCTTCGAGAGAATGCGCATATCGATGCGCAGGTAGTCCTCGAGGCCCTGGATGGTTTCGGTAACGGGAGTGCTGGTCGCCACGTCCCAGCCGACACCGACGTTGAGCACGGAATCGACGCCGACAGGCTCGGAAAGAGCCTGCATGAAGTGGTGACTATTGAAGTCGTCCGCTTCCATCCAGTAGCCCTCCTCCATGAAGGGGGTTTTCTGGGACAGGGTGTCGATGAGTGCGAGTTCGTTGCCCTGGGCTCCGATAGCCTTGGCAACTTCGATCATGGTGTATTCAGTAGTGAACCCACCAGCCATATAGACGCGCCTTTAAGCGTAAGCGAAGGTTTTAGTCCTTTCGACCTAATCCGTCGACTTTGAACTGGAAGCCGCCCTTTTTATCGGAGCCTCCGCCTTCACCAGAGGGTACACGCAGCTTAGGTGGCCCGATCTTCTCGTAGATGTTCCTGAACACCCGCAAGAAGTCCGGGTCGTTGTCCAGACCAAAGGCCTGGACTTTCTTGAAGAATGGTCCCTCTTCGCCTCCGGGAACGAACTGGAGATAGGCCTGTCTGAGGCCTTCCCACTTGTCCTCGAAGTTGTCCTTCCATTCTGCCTTGAGCGCATCGATAGCCGCTTTGGCTTCCGCCTTCCGTGCATCAATGCTCTGGGCATACTGGATTTCCTGATTTTTGTTAAAGGCACTGAAGAACCCCGCGGCTTGCTCTTGGGTAAGCCCGAGATTTAGCGCCTGCTCACGGAACCATTTCTCAGCAGCGTCGTTGTACCGCATCCCGCTTGGAACATTCGGTTTATCAAGGGTATACCCCTCGGCGGATTCTGGACGGCCTAGTTCTTTGTAGAACTGGTCCCATGCTTCCTTCGGAGCGTCCTGAGCGGGCCTTTTGAGGGCGCCAACGGTAGAAGCCTTCAGCGTGGCATAGGATGCGTAGAGTTCCGAGAGGCCCTTGGGGAGCTCATCGAGCGCCTTGGGGTCCTTGGCTACGCGGTCCTGAATGTCCGCTAATTGCTCCTTCGAAAGCTGCCCGGTCCATCCGGGATACTTCGGAGTGGCTGTACTCTGGCCGGCTACTTCTCCCTCTTTGGGACCGCCAACGGCGGGGGCCGGCACTTCTGCGACTGCGGGAACTTCTACTTGGGGAGTACCCGCTTCGCCTTCTAGCATCTTTCAGTCTCCTACTAGAGTCTCTTTATGTCGCGTGGTCCCGGCTCCGTGTTGTCACGAGGGGACGGTAGCGGAATATTAAGCAAATTCCGCGTGACCATACGCATATTCGACTCTTCGTACAAGCCGGCCTTAATGACCAGCGCAATCGCAAAATTATGTAAACACCTATCTTCTTCAGAGTCAATAGTCTCATAAAGTCTGAGGCTTGTCAAAAGATCCTCAAAAACGTCAATTCCGTCCTGGGAACTCGAGAAAAGAGTGTGGTATTTTTCGGCCAATGTGCGCTTTGTCGATTTCATACCCGTCTACTCCTATCCAGAAATCGTTCTTCAGGACATGAACGTCGTTTTCTATCGGAATACTCCATCCACCAGAGACGACCTTTCCCTTATCATCGACTTCTACTAGCTGATTGATGACCATTTCTCGGGCATTTTTGAGCGTAGCCGCGTTATTAAAGCTCGCCCGAGCCCTCATTTCTGACTCGAGCTCCTTTTTAGTCGCGGGGTTGATCCGAATACAGATTGGCTCGCCTCGAGTAAGCCTGCATCTTTGTACTTCCACCACCATTTGATGTAAAAGGCTCATTGCTTGGCTCCCATGAGCTGTTCCGCGGCCGACCCGGGCTCTGCGGCCTTTGATCCCTTCTGATAAGCGCCGGCAAGCTGCTCCATCTGAGCGGCCTTTTGCTGGGCTTCTATCTGCTTTTGCCTGTTCTGGCGAATCTGCTGAACCACTTTCATGTCTCGAGACAGACGCGCAGGGGCCCCGCCCGTGGTCATTATGTAGTCGTAGACCTCATCGGGATCGAGGCGATCGAGCATGGTTGCGAGCTCGGGAACCTCTTTAACGATGGAAAGGACCTGTGGAACCGTCGCATTGAAGCCCTGCATCTGAAGATACCGTTTCGCGAGCATGGCGATCGGGCCCTCGAAGTCGATATCGACCGGAGTATCCGCGTACTGCATAAGGGAGGGGGGGGGAGGAGGGAGCCTGCCTGCCCGGGCGAGGACCTTGAACGTCTTTCGAATGAGGGGGACGAGGTTCTCGTTCTGGTCCCTGGTAACGATCGGCTGAAGGAGCGTCGTTTGCTCGCCCTGCATGGCCTGGACCTGCGTCGCGGTCATCTTGGAGTCGAGTTGGGACATGATCGAGAAAATCTTGGCCTTGAACATCTCCCTGAGGGAGGTCCTTACGTCGGCGATTTCCGAGAACCCCGCCTGAAGAGCCGAAGGGAACTGAAGCGGGGAGGCCGAATCGCTGGAATTCTCGAGGACAGATACTCCCGAAGGGACGATCTTCAGTTTTCCCTTGAACGTGCCGGTGACGATGTACGGCGGCTCGACGAGAAGCTGCGCGGACCGAAGGACGGTGCGCGTCATCTGATTGACCATCATCGTCGCGTAGATGGTGTCGATCGCGATTGACCGCGGGTAAGGCTCGGAAGTGAGCCTCCACCGCGCCGTGGTAGGAACCTCGTCCGCGTCGAGCCCGGACTCCTCGAGGACGCACTTCTCTTGCTCGAGGATATAGATATTGGCGTAGGCCTTGTTGAGATTGTCGATCTTGGTGATATCCCGCTCTTTACGCGGGAAAATTGCATGGATGCAGACGTATTCCTTGTACGGATCCTTTTCCATTCGGTTCTTGAAGGTCTCCGAGAGGGGCGCGTCGGGCCAGTCGTCCATGATCTGCCGGCCGGTGATGAGGAACTTCCGATGCCAGAGGTCCGGGTCTCCCTCGGAGTTGAGGGCGAAGAAAACCTCTCGAGGATGCCGCAGGTAGTAGACGAGGCGGTTTTTCTTGGATGACCATTCCGGGCCGTAGATAGTCGAATATCCCAGGGTCGCTCGATCCCAGGTCGCTTCCGATATCTGACTGAAAAAGTTGGAATTGTTGATCTCGGTAGTGATAGCTTCGCAAACGTCGCCGAGCCATATCTTGGCGTCGGTCATCTTCATCAGGTCCTTGGAGCGGAACCTTGGCTTCCACCAACTGATCGTCGGCGCGGCCGAATTCCCCTGGTAGCCGTCCACGAAGTCCTGCAAGGCCATGGCAGCGGTCAAGTCGTATATCTTCGCCCCGTTCTTCTGGCCGGGGGAGCCACCCTGTTTGTTCCCGATGTCGTAGTCTGCCCGCCGACCTATGACATAATCGTCGATGTCGTCGTAGAGGAGATCGAACGGCGTACGAATAGCCTCGAGGCGCCTCTGGCGCTTCGAGATCTCGGTCGCGAGCTTCCGACCTCCTTCGTCATACGCGGCGGGCATGGCCTAGCAGCCTTTCTTTCCGCCCTTCCCGGGCTTCCCTTTCGGTCCTTTCACCTTCGCCATCACGGAGCTCCTTCGGCGGGATCTTTCCCGCCATAAAACAAATTGTAGTAGTCCTTTGTGGACTAAGCAATGGGCGTCTCCTCCTGCATGGGCGGCGCCGATCCGCGGACGATGTTCTTCCGAGGTCGCCACTGCTTGAGAGACGGCTCCCAATCGTAGACGACGCCGGACTTCTTTTCCGAATCGATGACCCACGCCGGTTTCGTGGGCTGCGTTACTTCCTCGCCGACTACGGCGGCTACCTTCTTCTGAGGGGCCGGGCTTCCGAAGAGGGCGGACAGGGTATCACTCATCGCCGGCCTCGGGAGTCTTGGTCTTAGGACCGCGCTTGGCCGGCTTGATCTTGGAAAGCGGCTTCCCAGGAGGCGGCGCTTCCTTGGGCGGCTTCTTGGGCTTCTTGTCCTGGCCGGCGACGAACTCGGCGAGCTCTAGGATCCCGGCGCCCGACACGGCCGGCTCGATGAGCTTCTCGAGGGCCTCGATGCGGTTCTGCAACTCCTGGAAACCAAGGGCTACGGAATGGGGAATATCCTCCCAATTCTCTTGCTCGATGCCCGTGGGTTGATTCGTGACGGGGTTGATCTGGGGCCTTGTGGAAAAACTGACCTGAGAAATTCCCGTGATGGAAGTCTTGATTTTCATGCGTTCTCCTTGAGATCGGATAGCTTGTGTTTCAGAACCGCGAAGGCGTCGTCGGTTTCTTTATCGAGTTTCAGGCCATTTTCTACGAGATTATGCTCGATCGTGTAGAAGGCGTTGTCGAACGTATCGATGATTCTCGCGATCCTAAGATGGGCTTCGGCGTCAACTCGTTCGGCAGCCGATTCCCGTTCTTCGACTACCCGATCTTCGAAGGACTTCACGAATTCGACCATCTACCACCTCTTGGGGTCATCATAGTCATCTTTTTCTCGTTCTTGCAACTCTCTTCTAATATCGTCAAGACTATACACCTGACGCATCTGAAGTTCCTGTTCCTGCCGTTTTCTCACCGCGAACAATTTGGCGAACAAATACTGAGTTGCGTCCTGAAGGTGCGAATAGCTATTTTTCAATGGCTCATTGAGATATTCGCCCTGGTTCCCTAACTTTTCCGGATACACATAGCCGCCCGAGAACCCATTTATGAGTCTCGTGCAGCGAGGATCGATTAAAATACCGTCCACACGAGCAAGCATTTGATCGACCGACTGGACTCGAGCTCCGATCGCCTGCTCTGACGGGAGGACGATAACCCCGCATTCCTCGTACTGAAGCTGCGCGTTTGAAGTGAGCCCGCCTTTTGACGTGGCATAGCGAGCTCCGCCTGCGGGATCACCGTAATGGGCGGCGATAAGATGGCCAGGGCACTGTTCCTCGACCATTTGAAGCACTTTCTTGGTGAAATCGACTATACCTTCTCGTTCTGAGTAGAATTCAGCGAGTATTTGCACACTAAGAGGTCCTCTAATCTGAGCGAGGACTGCCGCGGGGAAATTACCAGAATTATCCCATCCCATGTAAAGCGGAGTACCATTGCTTTCAAGGAACTCTCGTGAAACGTGACGGGATTCGTTGAAATTTCCATAGACCACCCTTCCTAATACTCTCAACCCAGGCCTCCCCTCGACGTACATCTTGATCCATTCCGGGTCATTCGCGTAATCGGTCAAGAGATCGTCGTAGTATCCGGGGCGTAGATTCTTGTCATTTTCGTGAGGCGGCGCCCACCATCCGTAAAACCCCTGAACCGGCTTCCGCTTGGGCCGCGGGCCCGGAACCGGCCAGGGAGTCATCCTGCCTGTTACGTCTCGAGGGCAATCGAGCGGGTCCATTTCTTGGGGGACCCAATCGTATTGCCAGTAAACCGGATGCTCAACATCGGGGGGATTCGTAGTTTCGATGAAGAAGCGGACAGGGCTCTTTCGTGGATAGCGGCCAACTCTGTTTCGGAGCATCTTTTTAATATCTTCATGGACTTCGATTGATTCCTCGACCCATGCGCCCGTGAGCTCGACTGACTTGAACTTCTTCATGTCTCCGGGGCGGTTGCACGATCTGAATATGACCTCAACGTTCAGATCGTGGTTGCATCCCCTGGAAGGCGGATACCGTAGATTCATGATCATGTCGCCTTCATGCCACTCGCCGAAGGGGAATAGTTCTTTGAAGGTGACAAGTGTTGAGTCCACGAGCTCGCGATAGGTATTGCGCACGACAGCCCAGCGCGTATCCGTGACTCCGTAGGTATTGGCGATATGCCGGGGAAGCAGAAGGCCGACCTCCATCGAGGCCGCGGTCGATTTTCCCGAGCCTACCGGCCCAACAAGGCATCTATTAACCGAGTCGCAGGCATGGAAACCCGCTATTGAGGGCAGCGGTTCATAGACGCTTACTTTACGTTGTGGCATTACTCATCGCCATCGGGAGTCTCTTTAGGCTCTTCTTCTTCGGAATGGCTCTCCTGAAGTGCGGCCGATACCATCCCAAAGTATTCCGAAGGTTCCCTAACAGGTGGCGCAAGGTTGAAATCCATAACCCGCCTTTGGCCCCGTTTCCGGGGCCCTATGACTACTTCTCGTCTCCGGACTCCGAGTCTCCCCCCGAAGATCCTGTTTCGGTCTCGTCGGTCTTTCCGGCATCCGGTTCCCATCCCGGGTCAATATTATGGACCTCGGCCTCGAGAGCGAGGATCCTTTCGCCCATGGCCTCGACCAGCGCCCCGAGGTCGGCAACCTCTTCGACGATGGTATCGACCATGACGGCGAGAGTGGAGTCCTGTTTGGCAGGGCTCCCGATCGGGGTTCCCCTGGACAGGGCCGCGACTACGATCTTGAATTTCTCGTTGTACGCGATCATCGGATCGTCGAGCTTTACCTTTTCCTCTTCTGTGAACATCTTAGTCCTCCCTTGATCGTTTACTTTCCGTCTGGGCGCTTATCGAGCCCCTTCTCCGCGAGCAACGCGGCGAGGTCGTCGACGTGCAGGCAGTCGCAGAGGCAGGCGGTGTCCTCGGTTGGAACCGGAACGATCTTGCCGTTGCAGTAGTAGTTGCCCGGAACCGCGTCGCGGAGCTCGCCGACGCATTCGATGGTCGCGCTCCCGTAACCGAGCCTAATGACCCTGTCCCCATTCTTCGCTTCTCTTCCGTTTCTATAGTGCATCTTAGTCCTCCTCTGCGAATACGTCGCCGAACCTGAGCCTATTGTTTATCCGAATGGGGATTGTATCAAGGCTCCTAAGGTCCTGACTCCTCATCCGAGAATTATTAGCGGCGTTTAACCAGAGGACGAGTGCTTCCCTTGTGGCGTCGGATAGGCTTATTTCTCGCGTCCCCTGCCGGAATTCCGTTCCCGTCAGTCCTTCGGCTATCATCTTCCCGATGAATAGAGCTCCCTGTTCCGTCTGTGTTATCGGGAAGCGACACACCACTCGCTGCATTTTCGATCTCCTTTTGCCAGTCTTTAGCCCGGACAGGATCCTGCGTGACCCTGCGCGGCGTCTCGATCGGCTGGATGAGGACGAACTGATTCCCGCCCTCCTTGTCGCCATAGAGCGTCGGTACTCGATGAGTTGCTGCCCAATGGGCCTCGATCGACAACCGCTCGAAGGCTCTGAGGTAGCGGGTCTCTTGCTTAGGGGATAGCTTCTTGCCGTCGATCTTCAGGCCTTCCATGAGGGCCTCGGCACGGGGGACGAGCTCCTCGGCGACATCGAGGATGTAATCGGAATACGCGGCGCCCCATTCCTGAGAGAACTCCGGGAAGTCCGAGAGCCACTGGTTGATCGTCGCATCCCCCATATGGCATTCGGCGCATATCTTGCGCCGGCTCATCCCCGCCCGACGCATGATGCAGAGCTCGGCGCCTTTCTCAGGATTATAGGGATTGCGAGCGTTACCTTGGGTGTTTCCCTTCCCTTCTTTCGGAATGGGCGGGATGTACTTCATCTCGAGCGAGGCGCGAATCCGTTCCTGCTCTTCTTTCTTAACTAAGGCCTTTACGCGAACTGAGGCAAGAATCCGACTTTTCTTATGCCCAGCCATTAGTCTAGTTCCTTTTGAATCCTATTCGATGCTCGGGCAATAAGCGCCTGGCACTCCCAATACGATCCCTGGAATCTGATATCGTAATATTCGTCTCTCGATGCAGCGATAACGCAGGTTTTCACTCCATCAAAATATCCATCGCGGAGCATTATTTCTATGTTTTCTTTTACTGTTCGATAGACGGTTACGCCATCTCCTGGTAAATACCGAGGAGTAAACGCCTCTTTCTTACTTCCCATTCTTTCTATCCAAGAACCGCTTCACCGCGGCGATCATGTTCTCGAGCTCCCCCAGGCAGGTCGGACAGGGCGCTATCTGCAAGAAGCCGTCCTTGAACACCGCCTCGAGCGCCGCGCCGCAGGCCGAGCACTGGAACTCCAAGGCCAGGAACTTCCTCCCGTTCAACTTGGCGTCCGGAATCGGAATCTTAAAATCCCGCCCATCCCCAACCGGGACCTTCTCCGCTGGATGCAGGAAATCCTCAACCTCCCGCCTCGCTAACTCCTCGTCCCGATTCTTCTGTATCCCCGGCAGCTTCTCCTCGAATATCTTCAGCGCCTCTTCCTTCGTCGCCGCCTCTATCGGATGCCCAACCACCTTCCCGCCCTCCAAGTACTCCCGGATCATAAATGTCGCCATTCACCCTCCAAAAATCCCGCCGCCGACTCAAACAGCCACCTTGTTACCGCCGTCTCAGGCCGTACCCAACTCCTCGTCAGGTCGATGGTAATCCTTACGGGATCAATATACCCTCTCGCTCATAACTTCCAACCCCTAAAGTTTTTTCTCCATTTCCTCTAGTCTCTCGCTCATTATACACCATTAGAGCTGTCAGGGAAATGGGTGTTTAATAAACGGGGGGCGGGCCGCGTTGGCGACGGGGGGGGGGTCTCGAGTCGGGGCTTCTGGCTGAAGGGGGGCCTGCCTTATGTGCTGCTGTACTCCCGTAGCACTGTACTACTAGGCTGCTGCATTGCAATCCCATTGCAATCCCATTGCTACCTGTTGCAATATCCCTCCCCTCCCAAACGCTCAAGGATTCAATCCTAGGCCCCTTACCCTCCTAGGGACTGAATCCCTCAAGGTTACGCGCCAGGCTCAACCTACCCTATGCCATCCTCACCCTATCAAAGCCCCGACCAACCCTCCCCATCCAGCCTGCCCACAATGCCCTAAACTACTGCGCATTTATTGCGCACTACATAGCTGAATAACTATTCGCCTAACAACACTTTATCCCCTGCCATGGAGCACTACCCCCACACTGTGGCACTGACATGGCAGTAACTCATTGTACAGCATGGAGAAAAATCTTTGAAAATTGTTGCGAATGTCTCTTGACGGGCGAGAGAGCGAGGGAGTAATGTTTGCGCCTGGAGGAAATCGAGATGACAAACCAACCGACCGACAGCCTAACCCCGCTACTCTCCCTTAGCTTGGATGAGGCTACTAACAGACCCAGGGCTACCATGTCAGCGTACACAGGGGAGTGGGACACGATTACGCGCCGGGGATGCAGTGGATCAGTCAGGCCTAAGGTTACGCCGAAGGGCAAGGCGCTCACAATGGGCAAGTACAAAGATGATCCATCGGCCCTAATACTCCACCGCTCGGCGCTAGTCGCCAAAGGCGAGGCCTAATATGCCGTGCATGTATATGCTCTGGGACAAAGAAGCCAAGGGCCCCGAGCTCTACGGCCTTACCAATGCAATCAATGGCCGATTAGTACCATGCGGAGCCGAGAGCGTACACGATGGGTTATGCGCGGAACATGCCGCGTTTGTAGCCGATGCTAAGGCCGCGGAAGTCTCCAAGATCGACCAAAAGTATTGGTATCGTATGCCAGCCAAGCGGAAGCCTAAAGCGGGTCCGTCAAGAGTAGTCGAGACTATCCTTCCGCCCGATGAGGTCGGGTCAAAGCTAAGGCGAGCTTACGAAAACGCAAGCGGATCAAAGAAAACCGCCGCATGGAAGGCCTTAGACGACTACCAAAAGCAAAGGGCCAAGGAAATACATAGCCGAGAGTGGACAGCTGAGGATCAAGCGGAGAAAGACCGCGCCGAGGCAAGCGCCCATGCTAAAGCGGTCGCGGAGCAAGCGGACTATATCGCTCGGGAAGAACGTCAAAAGCCCCTTAGCAAGAGTACGGCGAGGCGACACCAAAAAGCCCGCGAGGAAATCACGCAAGCTAGCCCAGAATACCAGGCGGGAGTAGTCGCAGCTAAAGCCGAGAGCGAGCGCCGCGAGGCCGAATGGAAAGCGGCGCAAGAGAACATGACGAGAATAGATAGCCAATACCATGCTTTAGTGGCCGAGCCTACTAGCGATGTTGAAGTATTCGGCCGCTTCCTCGTCCTGAAGCCAGTAGTCGCAGGCTCGAGCGCCGTTGCCTACTTTGACGTAGAGACGGGAATCAAGCTCGCTATCACGCTCGAGGGCGTTAAGCGAATGGGCCCGGAAGTAGTCAAGAAGATAGTTTCCCGAGCGTAGGCCCGGGCGATCACTAGACCAAGGGAGAGTGGACAAAATGGACAAATCGAAGAAGAAGAGCTACATGGTTAGGCAAGGCCGCGGGGAGTGGATTGTATACCATTGGGACGCACAGAGGGGAATCTACGCCGGGGGGCAAGTCGTCAGCTATGAGACTGCCCGCCATGCGGTCGCCTGCACTAATCGAGACGAGGGGTATTAGCGCCGGACGTAGAGCCCGTCATCATCGACGGGCGGCGCTCTACTGCCTCGTATGAGGCGGTTATCTTCCTGAAGGAGAGTAGACACCATGAACCAGAAGCAGAAAGACCACGATGAGGCTATGAAGACATTAAAGGCGCTTAGGTTACGGCCTAACGAAACCGTATACACGCAGCTTGAGCACGTTTCAAAATCGGGAATGACCCGGACGATTAACGTCTACATCATGCGCAAGAATGAGCCACGGCGCATATCGTGGCAGGTGGCGAAGCTCCTCGATTATCCACAAGACCGCGACACTTGCGGCGTCAAGGTCTCGGGCTGTGGTATGGATATGGGCTTCTCCCTCGTCTACAACCTCGGCGCGATCTACTGGCCGAACGGGACAAAGAAACCGCACGGAACGCGCAACGGCGAACCGGATAGCGATGGAGGCTACGCGCTAAAGCAAAAATGGTTATAGCCTAAGCGCCGAACGTAGGGGCCGGGGTCATTCCCGGCCGGCGCTATTGGCTGCGGACGCGATAAGGCGTCGAGCCGTTTGGAGGTTCGATGAAATCAATATTAGTGCTGTGGTATGGCTGGGTGGTCGTCGGCGAATACGACAGGAAGAACAAGTCCGTTAAGGACGCGCAATGTATCCGCCGTTGGGGGACGACGCAAGGACTCGGACAACTCCGCAACGGCCCGCTTCCCGATACGGTCTTGGAACCTCTCGGGGATATCCTCGTTCCCCAAAAGCCCTTGATTGTGATCGAGGCTAA